TGGGGTTGTGAACTCGAGGACCTTTGTGCGGTAGACTTTGAATTCGATGAATCATTCACCGAAGAAGAAAAAGAAGAAATTGAAGAACTTTGGGCAAACGGTGACCCAAATGATGAGTATGAGCGTAGTGGTGCGGCTTGGTTATATGACTACAGTAATTGGGAAGTAGAAGGAGATACTATTACTATTTTGGGTCCGTTTGTTGTTGACAAAATTGACGAGGACGTGTATAATGAGAGTATTGAAACAGTAGAACTTAAACCCCGTCCACCTTTTGTAGCAACAACAGCGTGGCCATTCTCAGGATAAAATATGAACGAACGAATGTTAGAATTAGCAAAACAAATATGGCCCGATCCTAACACCAGCCATGTCAATCACGAAAAGTTTGCCAAATTAATTCTTATTGATTGCCTAGAATTATGTGTAAGTTTTGGTGAAGAAGGTGATGGTTATACTATTGCGTCTGAAATGTCAGAATATTTTGGAGTTGAAGAATGAGTGCAAGTTGGATTAATAAACTAAACGAATCAGATAGTCGCCTGCATAAGGAAGACGTTATCAAACAAGCATTAGAGGCAAGTGTCCTTGGTAGCACAAATGCCCAGATTTTTCTAGGTTTGACTAAAGCTTGTTATAATCCCTACGTTACATTTGGTGTGCGAAAAGTTCCTGATACAGTTGGTATCATTGATGCAGAAAATCCTTGGAATGATTTTAATACATTACTTACACTATTGTCACACCGTGATTTATCAGGTAATGCCGCACTTGATGCCATCAATGAGATGAGTGAACGTTTTGATAGTAACGAATGGAATACATTCTGTGCTCCTATCATTCGTAGAGATTTACGTGCAGGTATCAGTGACAAAACAATCAATAAAATTTGTAAGAAAACAGAATATGAGATTCCAATCTTTGGTTGTCAACTAGCAACTAATAGCGAAGGTCGTCCTGAGATGAAGGGCACCAAACGTTTAGAACCTAAACTAGATGGTGTGCGTGTATTGTTGATGGTTATCCCGGGTGCTAGTGAAGGTATGACTACAGTTTGCTACAGCCGTAACGGTAAAGTGTTTGATAACTTTGGTCACATTGAAAAACAGATTAGCGACAACTTTGTTAAGATTGTTCGTGCCTGTAACAGTACCGATCAAGGTCGTAGTTTGATTGATGGCTTTGTATTAGATGGTGAAGTGATCGGTAATACGTTCCAAGAACTGATGCGTCAAGCACGCCGTAAATCTGATGTTCAAGCTGATGACAGTGTGTTTAATATCTTTGATATTGTTCCACTACAAGACTTCCGTGAAGGACATTGGAATGCTCAACTACGCAAACGTATTGCATTGTTAGATAGTATGCGACCTGTTGTTGATACAATGCCCAACGTTGAACTACTGCCACACATCATGGTTGACCTTGATACCGCGGCAGGTAAGGATCAACTTGAGCGTTATGCTAAAGACAATGTGAACGCAGGCTTTGAAGGCATTATGATTAAAGAACTAGGAGCTCCCTATATCTGTAAGCGTAGCACTGATTGGATGAAATGGAAGCCAACATTAACTGTAGACTTAGAGGTCGTAGGTGTTGAAGAAGGTACTGGTAGAAATTTAGGAAGACTTGGTGCATTAGTTTGTCATGGAGTTGATGATGGAAAAGAAATTTCAGTCAATGTTGGTAGTGGCTTCAGTGACGGTGATAGAGATGACTATTGGACTAACCGTAATATGGTTATTGGTCGAACTGCTGAGGTCTTGTGTGATGTGATTACACAGAACCAAGATGGTACTTACAGTTTGCGTTTCCCCAGATTCGTTCGTTTCCGTGACGATAAATGATAGAATACTCAATAGGAGAATATAATGGTAACAATTGTTAAACACGAATGGCATCAACACGATAGACAATATGCTATTGAAATTGATGAAGAACTATTAAGTGCAATCTATCCTGACTTGGATGAGGATGAGATTGCACAAAAACTTGCAGATATTGAGTCCGGTGAAGTTGATTATGAAGATGTATTCAATGACGCTAGCGATAATGATGTAGAGATTGACTGGGAATTTCAATACGATGATTGTTGGACTGACCGTAAAGGTGGTTATGATGTTACCTATGAACTAGGTGATGAGTCTAGTTGGGTTGTTGAGCCTGAGCCTGCACCGCATACTCACAAATGCACTAACTGTAAGTGGACTGGTCAGAGTTATAATGCTGAATGGTCTTGGGTAGATAAAGAAGGAACTGAAATTGATAATCCTAGAAAAGTTTGCCCGTACTGTGAAAGTGATGTTGAACTAACAGAAGCCGGAGTTGCAGAAGAAAAGGCAAGTGCAGAACGTACTGCACGTTGGGCTAAAGAAGCCGAAGAAGATGAAGAAGAACTAGTTGATGAAACTGAACTAGAAGAAGCATTGGAAGAACTCAAGGCAGAGTTTGAAACATTAACTGCAGGAGATAAAACTTCTGCACATTGGCCTACTCCAGATAGTAATTTTGTGGAAACTGCTAAATGGCCCTTTGAAAACGAGGCAGAAGATGATGGGTCATTAAAAGAAAGTTATCCTGAAGATACATATACAATTCGTGTGTGGGGTCGTACACGTGAGATTGGTGTACACAAGATTAAGAAACAACAATATGAACATTGGAGTAGTGAAGAACACGAAGATGATTTGAGTGATGCCCTTAACGAGAACTATGACTACGATGAGAATGAAACTCCTAAGGCGGCACGATTTGATTTGCCTTACTATGAGTATCAAGGTAAACATTCGTTCTGGGGTTTTGACCAAGATGATACTCATATGACTATTGAGAATAGTGAAGGTGAGACTATCTATGAAGGTGACATAGAAAACTTCTTTAGTGAAGCACACGGTGAAGAAGATAGTCGTTATGATTGTTCTGAAGAATTAGAAGAACTATATCCAGAACATCTAGGTAAGGGTTATTGGTTGATGTGGACTCAAGGTGGTAAAGGCAGTTGTATTCAAACTACTATTGAAGGTGTATTTGAACCTAAGAAGCTTAAAGTATTCAACTGGGATATTCAAGGCACAAGTGTTGTTACACGATTAGTATATGATGGTGCTGAACTTGATGACGAGGGTATGGATGGTGAACACGACAACTGGCGAGGTCAGTGGGCACAGTTTGATGTGTATCACAATGAAAAATGATGCCACCTGATTTACAAAATTTAATAGGTAAATCTTTTGTATTTGAAGATGGTGCTACAATCACTGTCACACAAATTAAATTGCGTGATGAGGGTATATACTGGATAACTTATATGACTAAGACAGGTCCAGGTATACCCGTCAGATACGTAATGGGAGTAGAGGAATTTATCAACACTTATGGCTACCTATTTAAAGACTAAATATTAGATGCGCTTAAATTTTCTATCATTCTCAAATCTAACATTGTTAGTGGCACTATCTCTTAGTTCAGTAGCTGCCTGGTATAGTATCATTGGATTAACCGCCATCTTTGCAGGTGCGGTTATTCCTGTTATCATCATGGGTGGTATCCTAGAAGTAGGAAAGATTACCACCACAGTATGGTTACGCAAATACTGGAATCGGTGTGGCTTTATGCTCAAACTCTATCTAGTGCCAGCAGTTATTGCGTTAGCGTTACTAACAAGTATGGGTATTTTTGGCTTTTTAAGTAAAGCACATATGGAACACGGTTTAAATACGGGTGATAGTCAAGCCAAACTATCACTCTATGATGAAAAGATTAAAACACAACGAGACAACATTGAGTTAGCCCGTAAAGCACTAACTCAAATGGACAATCAAGTTGACCAACGATTAAGTCGTGGTGATAGCGAGAATAGTGCTGAACGTGCTGTACAGATTCGTAGACAACAAGCAGGTGAGCGTACTAAACTACAAAAAGAAATCGGTGATGCTCAAAAAGAAATTGCTAAACTAAATGAAGAACGAGCACCTATTGCGGCCGAAAATCGTAAAGTAGAAGCTGAAGTTGGTCCTATTAAGTATATTGCCGCATTGATATACGGTGACAATGCTGATAACAATACACTAGAAGCGGCAGTACGTTGGGTTATTATCCTGTTAGTTATTGTATTTGATCCACTAGCTATTGCGCTTGTACTTGCGGCTAATGCAAGTAAAGAATGGGATAAAGAAAAAGAAGATGAGGAGGGTGACAGCCCTCTAGGGAATGAAACACCATCGACTCCCACTGTCACTGAACCTGCATATGAACCAGATGATGGCCCGCTTACAGAAGAACAAATTACACAGATAAAAGAATCTGTTACAAATGAAGTACCAGATGATCCTATCAAGTGTTATATGTGCGGTACTCCATTAATAAATGCGCCCGGCATAGGTCCTTTCTGCCCCAATAAACAATGTGACGTAATGGATAATACCGAAGGTGTAGAATGGAAATTTACTGAACCCGAAAAGACTATCTTAGAACAACATCCTTATTTAAGTAAACCATTTGTTAGTTTTGATACTAAGCCAATGGTTGCTCCCAAAGCTGAAGTAGTAGATGAACCCACAGCAGACGAAGACCATAGTATGGTAGTAAAACAAGATTTGCCCTTTAAAGAGTTGCCGGGTGGATATGTCTCATATGACGGGAAACATATGCAACGAGATGCGTTGTTTAGTCAGCATCCAGAATTCTTAAAGTTATCAGTTGATTCGGGTAAATTAGTCAGTAGTGGTTTTGGTCCTAAGTTTCCTGATTCCGCGGATAAGGGAGATGTATTTACCCGTGTAGACGTATTACCAAACAAGGTTTACAAGTATGATGGTAGAAATTGGATTGAAATTGCCAAAACTTCTAGTAACACTTACTTGTATAACTCAAAATATATTGAATATTTGATTGAGATGTTGGGTAAGGGCGAATACGATCCTGAATTACTATCGGATAATGAACGTACCCAAATTGAAGATTACATCAAAATTCAAAAGAATAACCAAAACAGTTGACGTTTAGTTAAAGATAGTGTATAATAAACACATCTTTAACAAAACCGGAGTATATATGAAACTCAAACTTTTAGCAATCTCAGTAGCATTAGTGCTAGCTGGATGTTCGTCAACTAGCAAAAAGGCAAGTGTAGAATCTGCGCCCATTACTGCAATCAATGCACAAAAACTTACCTCTAGTTTCAAACGTCAAGGTATTAAGATTGAATGGTCTTGTGCATTTGGTACAGGTATGTTTGGTGTTACTGATGCGTTGTGTGTCAAAGGCGAGATCCGAGCTATTGAAGTAACTGGTTATGCAAATAGTTTTGGCAATAGTGAAGCATTGCGTGAACGAGCATTTATTGCCGCAGAGATGGATGCCAAAGCACGATTGATTCGTTTTATGAACGAGGGTGTTGGCTCTAATAACTTTGCAAATACTGTTACAAAGAACGTAGAGAAAGCACAAGACCGCATTAAGAATCGCATCAAGTCAGATGAAGCAGTTGAGATGAGCGACCAAGATGCAAGTAAGGATACAAATTTTGCTATCCGTGAAAACAACAACGAGGTTG